CGTTTCGCATCGATACCCACGGTCCGCTGATGGCCCTCATCAAGGCCGCCCCATCCCTGCGGCAGGCCTGCCTCGCGTTGCTGGCCATCGCGCCGTCGAACCTGGACGAGTGCCGCGAGGACGATCCGGCGCTGTGGGCGGCCTACCAGATGGCCAAGGCGGCTGTGACGTGCATCGACACGACGCCAAGGCGAAAAGGGTCCGGCCATGGGCGCGCCTAAACCGGCACTGGGCTATCCCAGCCGCACCGCCGCCGTGCTGGCGTTGCGCGGCCAGGGGATCGACGACGCAGAGATCGCCCGCCGCATCGGCATCCGCCGCGAAACCGTGGAGGCGCTGGCCTGTTCGGCGGCCGGCCGGCGGCGACGGCCCTGCGAGGCCAACGGCCGCACCGTGGTGTTTCCCATCGACGTTCTCGACGCCCTCGGCCCGCATGCCGCCGCCCGCGGGATCTCGCCCAACGAGCTGGCCCGCCGCCTGGTCGAGACGGTGGTCGACGACAACCTCATCGACGCCGTGCTGGACGACAGGGGGGAATGACCATGGGCGCCGTCACCAAGATCGAATCCGCCGACCACACCTTCCAGCCCTGGTACGGCTGTCATCCGGTGGTCGACGGCCGCGAAGTCAGCCCCGGCTGCGCGGTGTGCTTCGCCGAGGGCTGGGCCAAGCGCTCGGGCCTCGTCAAGTGGGGCGCCCAGCAGCCGCGCCGGCTGTCCTCCGAGGATCACTGGCGTCAGCCCGTCCGGTGGAACGAGGCGGCGGAGCGCGAGGGCCGCATGCACGTGGTGCTCAACACGCTCTGCGACCTCTTCGACGACCGCGCCGACCCGGCCTGGCGCGCCCGCTGGTGGGCCCTCGTCAAGGCTACCCCCAACCTACTGTGGACGCCGCTGACTAAGCGGCCGGAGAACATCCCGGCCATGCTGCCGCCCGACTGGGGAGACGGCTATCCCAACGTCATGCTGATGGTGACGTGCGAGGATCAGAAGCGGGCCGATATCCGCATTCTGCGCCTCTTCGCCGTGCCGGCCCGCTGGTACGGGTGCTACTACGAGCCGGCCGCCGGGCCGGTCGACTTCCGCAGGATCAAGATCGGCGAGGCCGACGGTCTCCTCGATGCCCTGACGGGCGCCTGGATCGCCGACGGCATGAACGAGGAACGGCGTTGCCCGCGCCTCTCCTGGATCGTCGCCGGCGGCCCGACCGGCCCACGGGCCGATCCCGCCCATCCGGCCTGGTTCCGCCAG